GAGAATTGCGGTGAATTGGGAAAATGCTTTTTGTAAACTTTAAATAATAACTATGGAATTGGTAAACGTTTTGGAAGGAGTTTGTTTTATCATGGGTCAAGAGATCGATAGGGTTAAGAAAAAAGATCGGTATAGGGAACTGGTAGTTTGCAGACACTTGTTTTACTACCTATCAAAAAACTTTTATGGAGCCAAGCTAAAAGATATTGGTGCGGTAACTGGAACTGATCACACCAGTGTTATACATGGTATATCTGTGATCAACGATCTTATAAGCATAAAGGATGAGGATGTGATGCGTGCGGTGGAGGAGTGCCAGAATTATATTAGGGAAAAGTACCAAGCCGATAAGAAAATAAGCGTCTATGTACCATATGATGTAAACATAACCACATTTAGCGAAATGCTGACCAAAATCTACAAATGTAGGGTTGTCATCTCACCAATGAGTTAGAGGGCAAATTTGGGGCTTAAAATGGCCTTAGAATCGATTTATAGGCAATGTGGGTCTTGGAGTAAGCCGATGATGATAGCTCCGATGATAAGGGCAATGATTAGGTTGATAAATTGTTTTGATTTCATGGTAGTTGGTTTAAAGGGGCTTGCGCCCCTTGGTTTATTTATTTGCAGTAAGTTGGCTCTATAAAAAAGTATTCTGTAATTTCATCAAGTTGATACATATTCATATCATTCTTGTATTGCTCTGCCTCATCCCAAGTTAAGTTAAAAATAACTCTTTCATATCTCTTACACATACCAATAGCATATTCATTATCAAATTTTCTTACCACATCATATCTTGCAGTATTGGCGGGCATTTTAAACCAATCTTGTTTGAGCAACCAATCTTGATAGCTTTTAGGTGTACTGCTAAATTTTTGTCCTTTGTACTTGCCAAATTTTAATGTAAAGTTTGTCATAACAATTAAGTTTGTTTAGACAAAAATAATACTATTTACAATACGAACAAAATAATTTTTCAACATCGTGTTGACCCGCGTCCTAAATGTAGCTAAAATATAGTCTAACTTTATTCGTATAATGAAGCGAAAAGGTTTCTATATAAAAAAAGGAAAGGAAAACTCCGTATATATTCATTTATACGTTACTGATTTTCAACAATATATAGCAGATTTAAAAGGCGATGACGGCTGGGTAACCTTCCGTCTATTTGAACGCAATGAGGTTGACGAGAAAGGTCATACCCATAATTTAGAAGCAATAAAACAAAACAAAAGTGCAAATGACTGAGGTCGAGAATAAACAAAAAGAAATCACAATTGCCGCCAAGCCAGTAAGGTTGAGGAAGAATGGAGAGCCATACAAACCAGTCGGAGGCGCAAGGCCTGGAGCTGGTAGGCCTAGACGAATGGACGAGCAACAGATCATCGAGAAGCTACAACCTATGGCAGACACGGCTTTCCGCATATTACATGAGAAAGTAGCGCAAGGGGATATGAAGGCGATACAGTTGTATATGCAATACTTCATTGGGCTGCCGACCCAAAAGGTTGAGTCAAAGATTGAGGGACAATTGAACCAGGTACAGATTGAAGTGATCAAGCCAAATGTTCAGATGTTGGAAGAGGCGACAAATTAGCAGTTTGTCTAACCTTTTCTATTTAACATAATACTAGTTATTAGTACATCGCAATTTTGTTTAAGCAAAATTGTATGACATAGTGGCAAAGAGGCGCAGAATTAATGGGGGGTACTTAAAGTTTTTACTTTTCGTGGGTGGCGGGGGCAAGAAACATTTTTGGTAGCAATAAAACCATTGTCTAGATAAAAATTAATGACCCCACTTTTATACCTACTTTTTCAACCCAAACACTAATACTAAATTTTTAGAAAATAACTAAAACTATGGACGCTAAACTTCAGACTAATAAGATCTTTGAAATATTGCAAGACTCAAAAAAGCGCATTACGGTCATGCAGGGCGGATCTCGCTCGGGGAAAACTTACAATATCCTAATTTGGTTTATTGTAAAGTTACTCCAAGAGAATGGCAAGACATTAACGATAGTGAGGCAATCACTTCCAAGTATTAAAGGTTCAGTCCTACGCGACTTTGTGGATATACTTTCCCGCCTTGGGATATATTCTGAAGATAATCATAACAAGACAGAGCAAATATACCAGCTTAACGGTAACGTGGTCGAGTTCGTTAGTGCTGATCAACCACAAAAGATACGTGGTAGGGCCAGGACCTATTTATTCTGCAATGAGGCAAATGAACTTAGTTATGAAGCATGGATGCAACTTATCATGCGTACGGAAGGTAAGATAGTGATTGACTATAACCCATCGGACATCTCCTCATGGATTTACGACGATGTGATTCCAAGAGACGATGCTGATTTTTATATTACAACTTTTAGAGACAATCCTTTCTTACCAAAAGAACTGGTTGACGAGTTAGAGCGTCTAAAAGATGCAGACCCCAACTATTGGCAAATCTATGGCCTTGGTGAGCGTGGACTCTCTCAAGACCTCATCTATACCCATTACCGTACAACCGAGCAAATGCCAGAAGGCGAAACGGTGTATGGCTTAGACTTTGGATTCAACGTGCCAAGTGCAATGGTCAAGGTTGTGTTCTATGAAAATGCGGCGTATGTACAAGAGTTGATCTACGAAACAAAACTTACTACAAATGACTTAGTGGAAAAAATTGTAGCTTTGGGCATAGATAAGTTCGATGAAATTTATTGCGATGCCGCAGAGCCAAAAACAATTGAAGAGTTGGTAAGACAAGGACTAAATGCGAAGCCAGCTAATAAGGATGTACTTGAGGGAATACGTTCCGTTAAGGCTACTCCACTATACATTCATCAAGATTCCGTAAATTTACTTAAAGAGGTAAAAAATTACCGTTGGAAAACGGATAGGAATGGTAATAAACTTGATCAACCAGTCAAGTTCAATGACCACATTAATGATGCTATGAGATATGCAATATTTTCTAAATTAACAATCCCAAGTGTTACTTGGGGAGCAATATAACAACATGGGATTATTTGATGTTTTTAAGAAAAAAGGTATCAATCCTTATCCTACCAATGTAGTGCAAATGGTAGGCACCAACACAAGTGCTATTCAAAATTATACGGGACTAAGTTATGTAAACGAAGGGTATCTTGGCAATGCCGATGTATATTCTATTGTTAGCTTTCTAGCTCGTAAAAGTGCATCTATTCCTTGGTATGTTTACCAATTAAATCCAGGAGAGAAAGCACGCACAAACTTGATGCGTTATAAGCAACTATCAAAAGGTGTTGCCAATCGTGGCGCATACGAGCAAGCGTTGATTGCGCGTAAGAACGCATATAGTGAGAACATCATAATGGGTACTCCACTTGCTAGACTTTTAGAGAAGCCAAATAATTACCAATCTCAAGACCAATTCTTTGAGAATTTATTCGGTTATCGCTATTTAAGCGGTGAGGGTAATGTATATGGCAATGATGGCAACTTTGGAGGCACTTTTTCGGAGCTTAATATTTTACCAACGCAATATTTAGAGATTTATCCCGACCCTAAGGATGTTTATAACATTTTAGGTTACAAATTACAAGTTGGAGGAGGAGTTGATTTACCTAAGGAGAAAGTAATGATGTGGAAGAGTTGGAATCCCGATTTTGATGTAACAACTCGCACACATTTAAGAGGTTTATCGCCACTTCGTGCCGCTTATAAGACATTACGCATGAGTAATAACGCGGCGGATGCAAGTGCAACAATGACGGGTAATGGAGGAGCAAAAGGAGCGATAACTCCTAGACCACTAGGTAATATCGTGCCATCTTTCACTATTGAGCAAGCAAATGACATAAAAAGAGCCGTTAATGAGAATTTAAACGGCGTTGATAACAAAGGAAAGGTTGCGGTACTTCAAACTCCATGGGATTACATGAATTTTGGACTTTCTAGTGTTGACATGGAGCTGGTAAATACTCTTAGAATGAGTATGCACCAGTGGTGTAGAGTGTTTGGACTTCCAGCGGTTTTGTTTGATGTTGACACATCAAGCTACAACAACTATCAAAATGCAATGCGTGATCTCATTACCAACACAATTATTCCAATGTGTTGCCAACTGCGTGATGAGTTAAATAAATTTTTGGTGCCAAGATACGGCGAAGATGTATTTATCGACTTTGATATTACGGCGTTACCAGAAATGCAACAAGACATGGAGAGAATGGTTCGTTCACTTCGTGATGCCAATTGGTTGACATTTGATGAGAAGCGTGTAGCAATGAATTACCAAGAGAAAGAAGGTGCGTTTGAGTATGCATACATTAACCAAGGTCTAATACCAATTGAGCAAGCGGTAATGGACTTGACAATACCACCAAGCGAAAATATTGAAGATGGCATGGACAATGGAATGGATAACATCGCAAACAACAGACGAGGAGATTACGCAGAACGTGATGACGAAGTATCCCAAGCTGAAGAGCGAGCGCAATTGCGAGCGAGAAATGAAGATGATGACATCATTGAGGATAGCATATAAACAAAAGTGCATCGATGAACGCGAAGCAAAGAGGAGAATACTTTCGGAAGGTTGAAAGGTTGCGTAGGCAGCTTGATACTAAATACTATAATAAGTTCAAAGAATCCATTACAAAGCAATTCAATAACTTTGCTAATAGGATACAAAGAAATGGAGTGGCGGCGGCGAGAGCGCAATTAGGATTGGATTTGTGGGAGAAAGATTTAATAAAGCTCTTTGAATCGTTATATAAGGAAGCGGCGGTACTTTTTGGCAATAGTGTATATCGTGCTTTAAAGATTGAGGCTAACCGCAAAGCAATGACTTTTGGCTTTAATAGAGAATGGACAGATCAAATGATGGACTTTCTCATGGCGCAAGGATTTGTTTTGGTTAGCGATATTACAAGCACTACAAAAAAGAAATTATTATCTATTGTTCAAAAAGGAATAGAAGAGGGATTAAGCGTTGATGAAATTGTGAGAATTATAAAAAGTGATGAGCAATTAGCTTACGCGGCTTTTAGAGCTAGACGAATAGTAAGAACGGAAGTGATGAGGTCTAGCAATATGGCAAGCATGATGGCCGCCGATAAGCATGATTTTTACGTTGACAAGCAATGGATAAGTGCGAGAGACAATAGAACGAGAAGAATACCGCGTGATCAATTTGATCATGTTGAGCTTGATGGAGCAATTGTGAGATATGACGAGACTTTTAACGAGACTGGTAAGGATGGCGAGCCAGTTGCAGCAATGCAACCAGGCGATATAACTGCACCCCCAGGATTTACTATCAATTGCCGTTGTACGGTAGCTTTTATACCTAGAAGAGACAAAAACGGCAACTTATTACTAAAACCAAAATTAAACGAAGCAACAATTTACTAATATGCCAATATACGCTTGTTCTAACGGCAAATATAGAATCGGAGAAGGTGAGTGCATATACACCTCGCGTGATAACGCGGAGCGTGCATATGCAGCTTATTTGGCGCAAGAGGGCGAGAAAAGTTTCGAGCTTAAAGAAGAGACTTACAACGACTATCCAGAAGCAGCTACGAACAATGCTAAAAGAGCATTGAAATGGAAAGAGGAGAATGGAAGCGATTGTGGAACTCCCGTAGGTTGGACAAGAGCAAATCAATTAGCTAATCGTGAGAAAATATCTCGCGATACAATTGCTAGAATGGCATCATTTAAAAGACATCAACAAAATAAAGATGTGCCTTATTCAGAGGGTTGCGGCGGATTAATGTGGGACGCTTGGGGAGGAGATGCGGGCATTAATTGGGCAATTCGTAAATTAGAGCAAATAGACAATAGAAAAAGCATGATATACAATTACAAATCATTTAACTCAGAGGTTAAAGATGTTGATACTAAGCAAGGAGTTGTAACTGGTTATTTCTCCGCATTTGGAAACGTAGATAGCGATGGCGATATAATGATGCCAGGCGCATTTAAAAGATCAATCCAAGATTGGGGACCAGAAGGAAAAGGTAGAATTAAGCATCTACTTAACCATGACCCATCTAAGCCACTTGGTAAAATACAAGTGCTTAAAGAAGATGAGTATGGACTTTATTACGAAAGTAAAGTTGGTAAACATAATTTAGGTCAAGATTATATTAAGATGATTGAGAGTGGGCTTATTGCCGAACACT